CAATTTTACTTTTCATTTTGTACCTCTACTAAATTTATATTTAAAACTATTCTTCTATCATATTTTATTGGTCTACTACTAGAATGATATTGGTCGCCTTCAAAAAGTATTGCTGAGTTTTGCTCTGGCATATTTTCTCCTATAACATCATCATGTTCATCTTTATAAAAATATGTAGGACCATCACTATCATTTAAATAAAATAAAATTACTTTGTGTTTATCTGGTGAATCAATATGTGCATTATTTTTTATGTCTTCATTTGAGCTTGTTGTCATGCCCCACCTTAAACGAATTATTTCATAATTATCAAGTTTAAATTTTTTCTTCATGATATTACCTATCTCTAAAGTAGGTTCATTAAACCAAGAATTACTATCTCTATCTCTCATTGTAGTATGATGAAATGAAAAAGTTTTGTTTTGATTGTTGTCAAAAGGAAAATTATCATATGCAGAATTGCATAGATAGTACCATGGAAAGTTAAATGACCATACTTCATTATAAACCTTTTCAAAAGATTTTTTAGGTAATATTTTTCTAATCTTTTTATACATCTTCTAATTTTGTAAAGTTATGTTCTTTTTCAAACTTAATTATATTAGTAAACTTATCAAATAGTATATCGCCTTTGTGTGATATAATAAATGTGTTTTCATTTTGCAAACTTTTAATTATCTTAAAGAAGTCATCTGTGCCTTGACCGTCAAGTGATGAATCAAATATTTCATCTAGTATTAACAAGTTTGTATTTGTACTATTTTTCATCTTTGCAATAGCACGCCATGTAAATAACAATGCCAAATCAATCCTTAGTTTTTCGCCTTCACTAAAACTATTGTAATTAAAAGTATCTCTAAATCTACTTCTAATTGTTTCATTAAACTCCTCATCTAATTCAAAATTTACAAAGAAGTCTAGCGATTGTAAATACTTGTTTATTAAATTATTTATGATCGGTATATATTTCTTAATGATGTTCGCTTTGACGCCTGTATCATTTAATATTTCTCTAGCAATATCAATATATTTCTTTTCTTCTATGGCCTTGTTCTTTTCTACATTGACTAATTTTAAATCTTCTTTTATTTGTTCTAATTCTTTTTGTATTTCATTTGAGTTGTTATCTGTATTTTCTAACTTTTGTATTTCTACATCTAATCTATTTGAGTGTCTATTGATTTCTGAAATAGAGGTATTAATTTTTGCAACAGCAATATCTAAATCATTAAGTTTTTTTTCTACTGCTTTATATTGTTGTATTTGTTCTTGTGTCTTCCCCATCTCGGCCGATAGTTTATTAAGGCCTTCTTCTAGTTCGCTAATCTTTTTCTTGCCTTCATAGACCTGTGTTTGTTTAAATCTTAAATCAATAGGTTGTGTGCAAGTAGGACAATTATCGTTTTGTTCAAAAAATGCTACATCTTTTTTCTGTGTATTTAATTTGTGTTCTATCTTTGATTCTAATTTATCTAATTCTTTTTCTTTTTTAAATACTTTTTCACTACCCCATATCTCTGCTTTTGTAGATATAATTTTTTCGTTAAGTGTTTGTAGTTTTTGATTGTATTCGTAATTACTTTGTTCGTTTTCTTTTAGTTGTTGTCTTCTATCTTCTATATCAGATTTATCACGGCCTTGTATTTCATCAAAGTGTTTCTTTTGTAATTCGTATTTCTCACTTAATAAATCATATCTATGTTTTACATCTACTACGGCCTTACTTAACTCACCTTGTTTTGCTCTTAACAATAAATCCATATGTGAGAATACTCTTATGTCTAATATTTCTTCTACGACCTCTCGTCTATATCTTGCTCTTAAATGCATAAATGGTTCATAACTTGTTGATCCAAGGATGACCACCTGGCAGAAAGCACGATAATTACATTTAAGTATATTTTGTTCTAATGTATTTTGATAATCTATATTGTTAGCGTCTTGGTTTATTAATACATCATTACAATAGATTTCAAACTTATTAGGTTTGATACCTCTTACTACTTTATATTTTTTATTACTTGTTTCAAATTCTACTTCTAATTCACAATCTTGTTGATTGATTGTATTTACAAGTTGTTCTTTTTTTATATCTCTAAATGGTCGATTAAATAAAACAAAGCACAATGCGTCTAACATTGTTGACTTACCTGAACCATTTGTTCCTATAATTAATGTAGATTGTGATTTTGCTAAATCTATTTCTATAAACTGATTACCAGTAGATAAAAAATTACGCCATCTTAACTTTTTAAAATATATCATAAACCTAATATTAGTTTTGCCTCTTCACTTAACATATCTCTACTAAATGGTGGAGTGTGTGTTAATATAACTTTTACATTATCTTTACCTGCAGCTCTTTCACCTGCCTCTTTTATATTTTTAGTTATCTCATCAGCTGCTGGGCATAACATAGAGGTCAATGTATGAGTTATTGTAACCTTATTGTTTTCGTGTATATCAATGTCATAAATTAATCCTAATGTAAATACATCAATAGATGGCATTTCAGGATCATAGACCGTTTTTAATTCTTTTATTATATCTTCTTTTATCATGCTGTTTTATCACTTGCCTCAATGTAAATACTTTTTAAATATTCTTTTAGTTTTTGTTTGTTCACATCTGTTTCTAGTTGATCAACATAGTTGTTTAGGAATGTGACCGTATCTTCGCCCATTTCTAATACATCATCTTTTACACTTGCTTTTATATCAGAATAATCCTCTATAATTTGTAAATCATGTATTGTTATTTCATTATAACATCTATATAAAAATTTGTCAAATACCTCATCATTTGTTTTTTGTAATACAATTAATTTTACAAAGTGATCATTATAAGGCGTAAGGTCAAAGTTATTATAATCGTGTTTCTTGTCATCATAGATTATCTTTTTGTGTATTGTTCTTGTATTAGGTATTCTTTTAATCTCTCTTGTTTCTGTATCAAATATATGAAATGCTTTTGGGTCTTTATAATCTGACCATGTCATCTCATATTGAGCACCACAATAAAATATTTGACCATCATCACTATGTTTATGAAAGTGACCTGATATAACTCTTTCAAATCTTTTAAAATCTGACTTTTCATTACCATGTTCATTGATTACGCCATTTTGCATTTCAACACCTTTGATTTCTAAATGACCCATAACTATTTCTGCTGTTGATGTTCTTAACATATTCATGGAGTGTTCGTAATTATCATCACATATCCATGGCACAAATAGAATATTTAAACCATCAAACTCTACCTCTTGTGCGTTAGTGTAAATAAATGGTTCGTTTCTTTTATCAAAGGTTGTGTAAAGATTTTCTATTGCGTTGACTTCGTTTGTATTTTTAAAATAAGTATCGTGGTTACCTATAATAATATGTGTATCAATTTGCTCTTCATAAAGTCTATCAAAGAATCGTTTTCTAAAAACAGAAGCTGTTTGATGATTAATAAACTTTCTACGATCAACAACATCACCTAAATGAATTAGGTTTTTAATACCATGCTCTTGCATGTAAGGAAAGAATTGTTCATCAAAAAATTTAAGTTGATAATTTTGAAATGCTTGACTATCGTTTCTAACACCGAAGTGTGAATCATTTAATAGGGCTATCTTCATGTTATATATCTAATACGCTTGAGTATGTTCTTCTCTTTCTTTTTTTAACTTTGATTTCTTTTTTATTAGGTGTTTCATCACTAGGTTTATTTTTTCTTAAAAATTCTAGGAACTGATTTTTGTAGTCGTTGTCTTTATCACCTGGCAATACACTAAACTCATCTATGTTTCCTTGTTCAATCATACGATACTTAATGTTTGTTTGTTTTTTCTCTTTCTGTATTCGTCTAATAAAAGCGTAATAGATTATTTGTGTAAAGTAAGCAAAAGGATTATTACTCTTTTTAGGATTAAAGTTATCTAGGTATTGTAAGCAGTTTTCTATACCATCTGAAATCATATCATCTCGGAAAGTATAGTTAATAAAATTAGGTCTATAAGACAGGTGATTCGCAATCTTTAAAAAACACTCACCTATATAATTGGTTACAGGTGGCTTCTTTCTTTTTCTCTTTTCTGCTTTTTCACATCTGTCCTTGTATTCAATCATCGCCTGTAAAAAGACTTTGTTATCTACATAATGTTCAGATTTTTTTCTTGTTTTACTCATAATTATATTATATCATATTTGTTATATAAGTCAAGGACCTATGGTTAAAATACCCAATTGTAAATCGCTCTCAAAGCAAGAAGTAGATACATTAGTTCCATCAATGCTCTAGGTGTATCTTTATCTTTTATACCCATATATATCCAGATTGAACAAGATATTGTCGCAATTCCCCAACCTATCCATTGAGTATCAGGATTTGCATTAGATAACACAAATGCCCCTATCATTGCAAGGAGAAACCCGAGCCATCTCATTCCGTCTATGTTTTGATAGTATCTTATTTTCATGGTCGCTTGACTTATTCTATATTCATTGTTATAATAGCCATGTGGGCTGTTAACCAAAATACCTAGCTAGTAATTAGTGTATCTTCTTTGAGGGCATTTTTAGTAATTCAGCAACATTCTCTATATCTTCCTTTCCTATATCTCTTTCATAAGGATCGGAATTAAAATCGTTATCTAATTCTTTTTCAGTCATATTTCTTTCAATATACCCTGGCAGCGCTTGTTTAGACATTTTTAAACTCTTTGTAAGATCATTATATCTACGAGTAAAAGGGGCCGTAGCATTGCATATAGTTATAATTTTATCTATGGGTATTGTGATTATCTTTTCATCTGTAAAACCAACCCACCTTACAAGCGCTATATAATCAGATATGCCATGTTCAGTAATACGAGGCACATATTTGATTAACATAGGTTCTTGTAATCTTAATAGTTTTGAGTTTTCAGGTAGCTGATTTTTATGTAAAGGGAATCTACAACAGATTTCCTCTCCAGAAACCAGTCTGATAATCTTAACTGACTTTGTATCAATACGATTTATCATATAACTATTTATGTTTTTCCATATATGAAATGATTGTTTTTAGCTGCTCTATTGTTGCAGCC